ATGCATCCTCTCCAGCGTTCTAACCTAAACACCAAAAGTGTGTTTTTGGTGACGGGGGGATGTGGGTGGGAATTAAAATAAAAGAATTGAAGAAAGAAGTAAAGCTTGCGTTTTTAAAGACTTGTGGTATCTTGTGCGCATGCGCAGGAAGATCTTACCGCCCGCTCCAAAGCCACCTCAAGAGACCCGATGAGTTTAATTCTACGAGCCATTGACGCAGATCCAACTACTCCCACGAAGCCGTGGCAGCGGTTGGCTTGCTTGCTGTACGCCAACGGAACTCCGTTGGACGATGTGGCGAGAGAAGTTAACGTCGAGTTGAAGATGGTATCGGAGTTTGTTACCTCCGAGCGCGGGATTGTGATTCTGAAGGCTCTGGTCTCAGAGAACCCCGAACGCATGACCAACATCATCGAAGCAACGGTGTTGGATTCCCTGCTGCGGCTGGTGCGGTTGCGGGATGTGGGTAAGACTGAATCCATTCAACTCAACGCGGCGGGACAACTCCTCGACCGCTTCTTCCCGAAAGCCAAGGCGAATGAACCTCCCAAGAAGGCAGGTTCGGCTTCGGACTTTACGAACATCCAAGACGAGATCGCACGTCTCAGGACAGAGGTCCTGGCCCGCGATTAAGTCTGTTAACCTACTTAACAAGTCATGGACCCTCAAGAATCTGGAACACTGATCACGGACCTGTATGTGAAATGCGGACGGGGTGGCTTTGAATCTGCAACGCTGGAGCAGGTTAGGGAAGCCGTCGCGCCGTTTATTAATTTGGTTGAAAATGTTCTGTACAGTACGGTAAAAGATGCAGAAGGGAATAAAATTCCGCTGATATACTTCAACGACTGGTTTGGTGTCTCTATGCATGATCCTTCTGGTGAAATAGCCGTCAGCGCATCAGACAGACTGCTTTTCTACACAGGTAATCGCCTAGCAATCTCGTGGCAATCAGGAGAGATTTTTGATCACGATGACGTCTTGTGTCTGAATTGGCTATCACGTAGCCTTAAAGCTTCGGATGATCAAGTGTCGGTCGATTGGGAAAAGCGACAGTTGTTAAATGAACAAGGTCTAGTTTCCGTCACTTTTAGTGGTGAGTTCGACACGGTTATTCATAACACCTTGAAGGTGGATAATATTCAGTCTTACAACACAGCAGGTCTCAATGTCACGACTGCAACTGGATCTAAACTCTCGTTTCACGGAGCTACACCAGTTATCCAACGGGCCAATGCCTCCCAAGATGCTGTAGTTACAACTACTCCAACTACTGGAGCTTATGGTTACACACAAGCCCAAGCTACGGCAGTCCTTACACTTCTTAATGAAATTCGAACAGTCCTTGTTGAAAAAGGCCTCATGAAAGGATCTGCTTAACCCTAAACTTGGCCAGTTATGATTACCGATTCCATAGTATGGGGAGAGACTTATGACCTTAGCGTCTCCGCGCAGGATCTAAACGAAGATGTTGTTACTATTGATGACTCGTGGAGTGCTGTTTGTAGGTTTACCTCAGAGGCTAATCCGAATTTTACAGCATTCCAAAGTCCTATGGTGATCAGTAATAACGCCGCTAGTGTTGCCATTGATACGGGCAACCCTCCTTGGCTTCCCGGTGTTTATTTTTATGACATCCGCATTTCAGACCCAGATGGAAATGATTTCTGGTCCGAAACAGTGCGACTTACTCTTCATAACCGCTTGGCTCCTTCTTCTTGATTATGGCAATCAAAACTCTCATCATCACGGCGGCCCGTAGCGGAACTCCCACGACGATTATAATCAATCGTGGACCGGCTGGAGCTGACGCAGTCGTAAGCGCAGAAAGCATCGCGGCTGCAGTCAATAGTGCTGCAGAGAAAACCACGCCAGTGGATGCCGATCAACTGGCCATCACGGACAGCGCCGCAAGCGGTGCGCTCAAGCGGCTGACGTTTGCGAATCTGTGGGCGTGGATCTCTGGAAAGGCGGATGCGCGTTATCGGCAACGCAAGGTGGTGGTGGCCACGTCGGACGAAGCTCGAACCCCTAATAATACGAGTTACGTCGCGGATGCGGTTTTGTCTCTCTATTTGGAGGTCGGAACTTGGATGGTCGAGTGCGATGTCATTTGGAATAATGGTGACGATGTGTGCGGATCGCGTTCTCAACTCGCGTTTTCCGGGACAATCGACACTACGAAAAGTCCTCTGTTTGTCATGCTTGGCTCGTCCACTGGATCAAACGAGTTTGTTGGGAATTTCAGTGGCACTCGCCCCATTGGTGGTTTAGGACCGACGATGCCAAGGGCAGTTCATACTTCGGCCACGGTCAGGAACTCGTTCATTCGCTGTAAGCATATCGTTGTGGTGACGGTGGCTGGAAATTATAAAATCGGATGGGGCCAAGGCACGGCATCTGCAACATCGGCGACGACCCGAAAGTCCGGGAGCGTTTTGACCGCCGTGGCACTCTAAGATCGCTGAGATTCCCCGGCAACGTCCGCACTCCGACCGGGACTCCGCTGTTGGAGGCACTCAAAGCATACGCGAGAGTGGGAGTGATTTTGCCCTGATCTCGCGGGTCTTCCGCGATACTTTCGCGGACTGGTTGCGATCCCTCCCTTTCACCCTTTTCTTTTATTTGTTGTTCACCCTTTTTTGGTTTTCCTTTGCTCGTGGCGTCTGGATCAATCTTCAGGGTGGGGAGGACCAGCGGTTTGGGAGCGTTCAACACAGGCTATTCGGTGACAGGGGTATCCGGCTCGTGGATGGGTCCGGCCTTGGCATCGGCCGGATACGCAACTTGGTGTAATCCTGCCGGTGTTTTTACCAATTCCGGTGGCCAAGCCTGCACCACGACGGGCATCGGTCTTGCTGCAAGAATCCAATGGGACGGAGGCGTCAATGGACGTAGACTGTTGCTAGAGGCATATCTGCAACGAGCGTGGCAACAATCGGGGTTCTCGACAGCTATGGTTTCGGAGTCGAGATTTACACTGACGCCGGGACACACTATGCTCGAATTATTTACAGGGACCACCTTGGAACCACCACGCTAGGCGCGACTACCGCTATCGGTGGATCAATCAGAGTTGCTATAATCTGGGTTTGTAACAACGGAACACAGATTATTGCTGGTATTAAAACCATGATCTCTAACCAAGCCCCGCCTGCCGCATGGACGATGCTCGCTCCAGTTACAAAAACTGTCAGTGACAATTATTCGCAGGGATTGGTGAAAGGAAACGTGTTCCAACTTATGGCCCCGGCAGGTTCAGCAAATAACTACGGAGAAATAAGGAACATAGCGCAAACTCTCAGAACATATCCATCCTAACACATAAAGCCAATCGAGTTCACATGCAGTTTCGAGTTCGAGCTGGAACGCAAGGTCCGGTTATATCAATAGTAACTAAAGAGGCCGCTACCAAAGAATTGTTCATAGACTATTTCTCTCACTACCAGCGTGTGCCTCGCTAACTCGACTTTAGTCGGTTCAATCTAAACAGAGCAACTCGATATCCAATTATGGACCTACAAGACCTTCACCAAGTGGCTGAAAACAGCACCCCACAAAGCGTCTCCATTCCACAAACATGGGGAGGACTTATAGCTTTCGCGATTGCCAAGTGGGGCGCTGGTGCAATTTTTCTTTGTTTACTGGTTCCAGTTTACATGGACCTCAAATCCTCAAACCAGCAATTTGTGGAGATCTCCAAGGCCAACGTCACAGCCCTCACGGCCCTTGCCAAGCAGGTTGAGGAGAACAGCGATAAAACCGAACAACTCGCTCGGGCCGTCGAACGTCTTGAAGTGGAAAACTCCAGAAAACAATGAACTTCTTTTTGGCTTACTTTAAAGCCTGGCAAGATGAACGGGCTCTGATCAAACTCTACCGAAAACGCCGTATGTCCCTCGAGTCCTTTACCACTTGGTTTCGTTCCAAAAATTTTAATTACTTCGATGCAAAAGAGTTTACTTCATATTTTTCTACTCATCGTCGCGGCGTTACAAATTCACCTCCTGACCGGGCTCTGTGGGAAAATATCGTCCCGACCCTCCGAGTCGTCGACAGGCTCCGTGCTCATTTTGGTAGACCAATTGTCATTCTTTCTTCTTACAGATCCCCAGAATACAACGCCGCAATCACCGGAGCCGCTTCCAAATCCTACCATAAATCATTCCAAGCCCTTGACATCGCCGTGTCCGGAAAATCACCTGAGGAGGTCTTCGCAGTTTTGAGTAAATGGAGAGCTGAAGGTGATTTTAAGGGTGGACTTGGTTTGTATTCTACTTTTGTCCACATTGACACCCGTGGACACAACGCAACTTGGTAATATGCCCGATCTCCTCACATCCGCAGGCCTTGAGTCTGTTAAGCCAGTTAACGAGTCTTCCTCTGGTGGGAATGACTTGGCTGAGCTTCGTAGACTGCAACGGCTGGCAAAGTTGAAGAAGAACTACGGGTTGCTTTTTTATGATCCATTTCCGAAGCAGGACATGTTCCACTCGAATGGAAATATCCTAAGGCGGTATGTGCGGACAGGTAACCGGTTTGGTAAGAGCACACTTGGAGCCGCTGAGGATTGTGCTTGGGCTATTGGTGAGCGTCCATGGTATCCGGAAGGAGATCCGAGGAGGACTATTGGTATTCCACGTCGCGCCACGAAGGGCTTGATTATCGTCGCCGACTGGGATAAGGCTAAGGAAATCTTCTCCAACCGAGTTGACGGAGCTGCACAAGGCAAGTTGTTCAAGTTCCTGCCGAAGGATTCAATTGGAAAGTGCACGAGTAATTCAGGTATTATCGTCGAAATCGAGGTGAAATCCATTCACGGAGGATGGTCTACAATTCGATTGGATACGGTTAAGTCATTCAAAGCCAACCCGATGGGTCAAGAGTCGAGTGACTATGACTGGATTCACGTGGATGAGCCCTGCCCGAAGGACATGTGGATTGCCAACTCACGGGGCCTGATTGATCGTGGTGGTAGTGCTTGGTTTACGTGTACACCGATTAGTGAGCCTTGGATTAATGACATGTTCATCCCACGTAAGGCCCTGCGGAAGGAAGTTTCCGGGGCTATTATGATGGATGAAGATCACTGGATGATCACTGGGAGTTCGTATGATAATCCGTATAACACGGAGAAGTCGTTGAAGATGTTCGAGAATGATTTGACTGCTGAAGAGAAGCAGTGCCGGATCGGCGGGATTCCACTGGCTTTGAGCGGGTTGGTTTATAAGGAGTTTAACCCAGATGTTCACGTGTTAACCAGCATTCCGTACGGTTGGCAAGGTTGGATGAAACCGCCGGCTGGCTACACCCATCGTGTTTTCATTGACCCACATCCTCAGACTCCACACGCAGTTCTGTTTGCTTCGGCCAGCCCGTATGGTCCAGTTTACTACTGGCATGAGATTTTTCGTAAGTGCTTGATTCCTGACCTCTGCGATATGATCAACGAAATCATGCTGGGGTATGGCATCACTGACATTTACTGCGACCCATCTGCGTTTATCCAATCTCCGGTGGATGACAAATCCATGGCGGATAGTTTCTTGGAGAATGGGTTAGATGTACAAAGAGCACCAAAAGATCTCTCCCGTGGCATCATCGAATCTCAAGCTTTTCTTGGTTCTCGTATTCGCACACCGCTGGGTACTGTAGTTCCTAAAGCATTCTTCGCGCCACATTTGTCTGAAACACTCTGGGAGTTTGACCATTATATGTGGTCATCCACGCGAAAGGATAAGCCGATCGATAAGGATGATCACATGATGGAGAACTTCTATCGCTCGGTTATTACGGATAACTCGTTTATCACGCAAACCGACACTTATTCAGCCGAGGACTTTAAGTCCAACACAAAGCTCAAACCTTCAATGAAATGTTAACTGAAGCTGTCATCGCCGAACTTAATCGTGACCAACCGTCCGATTTCCATGTTAAAATGCTCAATCACGTGCGTGGCCTTACGGACATGTCACGGACATTTATGAGCAACTACTACGCTAAGTGGGATGAGGCTCAGTATGCATACAAAGCCTATCAGTGTCTTGACAAAGCCGATAAAGAAGCGATTAAGAAAGGGCAACCCACCAAGCAACGCGTACCCATGTTGTATGCTAAGGTGCAGACTTTCAAGGCTTTTATCCTTTCGCTTTATTTCCAACGTCCGAGGTTTTACGAGTTTCTGCCTGAGGGTGTGGAAGATGAAACCTACCGTGAGCTTGCCGAGAAGTTGATCGACCGGGATCTCAAACTCAATAATTGGTATAATATTCTCAACAAGTGGTCAGGCAACCTAGCTAAGTTTGGTCTTGGGGTTTTGAAGCACTCGTGGGAAGAAGATTTTGTCTACGTCTCCACCGAAGTTACAGACCCACCCAAGTCGTTCTTTGGGTTCTCCACCGGGAGCGGTAAGACCCGCCAAGTCGTTAAAAAGCTGCCACGGAAGGTTGGGAATAAGATCTCCACGGTCAGTCCCTACAACTTCTTGCCTGATGTTCGCTTGCCATTGACCAAGTTCGAAGAAGGTGAGTTCTGTGCGGATGAAACCGAACTGCCGATGTACAAGCTCCGTCAATTGGAGTCTGAGCAAGAGGTTGCAGGTGTTGATAAAATTGAACGACTTTCCGTAGATAGGTGTAATTGGCGAGTTAGCAATGGAGCTACCAAATACTCCAAAATCAACTACAATGATCCGACTAAGACCAAGAATTTGGTTCGGATTACTGAAGTCCAGATCAAGATCATCCCGAACAAGTTCGAACTTTCCGATGGGTCAAAGCTGGGACCTGAGGGTTACCCAATTAAATATTTGATCTGGATTGCAAACGATTCCCGTATCATTCGTATCAATCCAACCAACTACCTGCACGATCGTTTCACATGGGACGTCGCAGTGTACGACGAAGATGATGATTCATTCCTTTCTGTCTCACTCTCCGACCTGATCACACCCCTCCAAGACACCGCTGACTGGTTCTTCAACTCCCGCGTTACGAACGTTTCGCAGAACTTGGAAGACAAACTGGTGGTTGATCCAGTGGGTGTTGACATGGAATCAATCAAAAACCGTAGTCGTGTGATTCTCCTCAAGAAAGGTGCATCCCGATCTGGTGTTGATAAGTTTGTTAAGCAACTCGATGTCCGGGACGTTACGGTCCGACACATGGACGACGCCAACAACATCGGAGCCATGGTGAATAGTGTTTCTGGGCTAGGAGACAACCTCTCAGGTCAATACCACACCGGCCGCCGGTCCGCAGCTGAGTCTCGTGTGGTTACCCAAGGAGCCACTGCCCGACCTAAGGCCACCGCTCAGTCCGCTTGGGGTATGTGCCTTGAGCCCTTTGGTCAGAAGATTTTGCTTAACCTTCGCCAAGGTCTCACCCCTGAGTTGATTGTGAAATACGCCGGTTCTGAGTTTGCGGAAAAGCCCGAAGTACTGGCAGCTTTCACATCAACACCTGAAGATCTTATCTGCTCCTGTGATTTGTTCGCCTACGAAGGCACACTCGAAAGTGAAAAGAACTACCTCGCCCAGCAACTGATGGAGCTGTTGAAAGAAGTCATCAACCTCGGCCCGACCGGACTTCTCCAGCTGGAACTTTCTCCGAAGCTTCTAGTCGAGAAGATCTACGAACTCCTCGGAGTCGGATCGCTAGCCAACTTCAATCTCGCCAAAGATCCTCAAACTCTCCAAATGGTTGTTCAACAACTTGCGCAGCAAATGGCTATGCAAATGTTGCAACAACAACAAGCACAAACCGCGGCACAACCCGATCCAAATGCACAAGCTTAACGAAATCAACCTGGAAGAACTCACCACGCAAAAGCTTGAAATCCTTCAAGTTGAATTGCAAGAGTTTCTTAACTCACCCCTTTATCAGGTCTTTATCCAGGCCTGCTTCACCCTTAAAGTCTCCTTGGTTGACTCAGCGCTCAAGGCTGACCTGAAAGGCGTTGAATCCCTTTTCCTTCGGGAACAACTTTTTGGTGAATCTGTTGGCTGGGAGAACATGCAAACGCTATTCTCTGACATGCTCGCAGAAGTCACCGAACTACTGAATAAAAAGAATAAACCAACCCCACAACATGTCTGAACAAGTTAAACCGATTGAAGGTGAAGCCGTTGTCCAACAACCCTTCACAGCTGAAACCATTGCGAATGCCGTAGCAGCCGGACTCCAAGTCCACCAAGCTCAAGTTGCATCCGCACCGAGAGATATGACCGAAGATGAGAAGAAAGCCTATCTTCAAATCTTCGATCCCAACGCCGACGGTTTCGTCGACAGCTTTGCGGCTGCGATTACAGATCCTGAAGCAACCGCTGAGACTCGCGCAAAGGCAATTGAGCACCTGCGTGATGGACTCGTCAATCAATCCGTCCGCGGAGCTGAACTTCTCGTAGCACGTGAGGTTCAGAAACTTCGCCAAGAATTCACTCCGGTCCTGCAACAATCTGAAAAGAACAAAGCTGAAGAGCTCTGGGGGTTGTTTGCTGGCAAGTATCCAGACCTCAAAGAACATCGCGAACTTGTCGATGCGGTCTCAATCCAACTTCAAGCTCAAGGATTCAATCCAAAGGACCTTGATGAAGCTTTCACTCGTGCGGCTGATACCACACGTGCCCTAGTCTCGAAAGTGACTGGTAAGCCCGTGGTAACATCCTCTACTCAAACGGCGCCACAGACGATGCCCCGGATGTCATCAACAAGCACCACGCCCGCTTCCGGCGGACCTCCCAATAACGCGGACACACCACAGTCCGGTGTTGCGAGTTTCTTCAAAAAGCGTGCTCGGTAATTTACACACCAAACACACACTAAACACATATGAACTCTGACGCCATCCTGGGTCTCGTTTCGGGCAAGAACTTCGAAGACGAGTCCTGGTACAATCGCACAAACCGTCGTCGCATTTTCCGCGACTTCCCCACCGGCCACTTCCCACTCACGGGTTTCCTTTCCCTCATGGAAACGGAAGCCTGCGATTCCTACAAGTTCGGCTGGTTCGAAAAGCGCATGCCCAATCCCGTAACCACCATCGCCACCGGAGCTGCTCCGTTCTCGCCGACCGGTTCCGACACGGCATCCGCCTCCCCGTTGTCCTTCGTTGAAGGCACCATCTATCGTGTGAAACTTGCTGACACTTCGCAGTTCTCTGTCAACCAGCAAATCTACTTCGATGAGCTTCCTCGCTCCACCGGAACTGGATCCCTGCAGGGTATCATCACCTCCATCGTGGATACCAATAAGCTCGAGTTCCGTTGCTTGGAAGCCGAATCCGCTGTGCTCAACACTTCGAACCTAATCTCCGGTGGTACTGCCGGTCCTTGCGGTGCGAAGACCATGATCATCGGCAATGCCCACACGGAAGGCGCTCGTTCTGGGACTGGCCGTTACTACCCGCCGCTCGACGCTGAGAACTTCACGCAAATCTTCCGAAATGCGTTCGAGTTCACAGCAACCTCGCTGAAAATTCCAACGGAGTTCGACGACACCGGCGTTTATGCCGAATCCGCCGAAGACGCCCTTCGCGACCACATGGTCGAAATGGAAATGGCGTTCTTGTTCGGGGTCAAAGGCACCCAAACGGTCGTCGGTGCTGATGGGGTTTCTCGTCCACGTCGCACCACTGGTGGCATCATTTGGTATCTCAAGCAATGGGAAGCTGCGAACTCCATCTACCGCGGTGGTACTGGTGCTCCTGCGATCACCCTCAACACCGAGGATGAAAAGCGGATCATCAAGTCCTCCACAGGTTCCATCACGTTCACTGAGTTCGACTCCTACATCGAACGTGCCTTCCGCGTTACCAATAACAAGACCTTCGAAAAGCTGGTCCTCTGTGGTAACGGATTCCTCGGTGCAGTCAACAACTACCTCCGCGGCGTGGCCCAGCTCAACAAGGACTACGGTGTGCAGAAGGTTTACGGCAACGATGTCATCACGTGGATCTCCCCTTGGGGAACACTCCACTTCAAGTCCCACCCGCTGTTCAACCTCCAACCGAACTTGCGCAAGGACGCCCTCATCGTGGACCCTAACCGTCTGCGTTTCCGCCCGCTCAACGACCGTGACACAACCCTTCTCCCCAACCGTCAGGAAAACGACACCGATGGTCGTAAGGACGAATGGCTCACGGAAGCCGGCCTCGAGGTCAATCTCCCCGAAGCGAACATGTACCTTCGCAACGTGGGCACCATCACCAACGCTTAACAGCTGCGGACACCCGAAACTAAACCAATAACAAAACAAAACCATGGACGGTAAATCCCTACGTCAAGGTGGCCCAATCGGCAAAGCTCCTTCGAGCGGATCCGGGGCAATGTCACAATCCATGGCAGTCACGGCGAACACCACAGCTCGCCCGTGCCCTGCCCATCAGTCCGGAACCAACAGTAAAATGAAGGAATCCGGCAACTTCCCTAGCCCAGGTGAACTGGGTGCTCGGGGTCATGGCGGCGCGTGCTAAGACGCGTTAAGCCAGTTAACGAGTGAATCAAAAGCAGGAGTAGTCATGAATACAATTGGAACATTAAGAGCTGCAGTTAAACGTTTTGTTTGGAATAACTCAAACGCGCCGGACGCCTTTCAAGGGCAGAACACGAGTTTTGAGGAAACCATTGATGCGGCGTTTTTGACCGCGGCGAACAATGCCCGAAAGTATGCAGAGGAGAACGCAAGTTTTTCAATGCTTGAAGTGACTGCTCCTGCTTTCTTCCCTGTGGGAATGGGGATTAATTTGGAAAGATTGTACAGCACTGATGTTGAGTTTGAGGTCTCGAGTGTTGATGGTTTGGGATTAGCGGTGGGAGCTACTTTTCAAGTTGATGACGATATTCAGACCTTATATAACGGTGAATTTATCTATTTAGGTCTGGACGAACTAAACCAACCGATTTGGGCCAAGCAGGGTGGGACTTTGGCAATTACGGATGGGGTTTTAGTTGGAGTTGGTGAATTTTTTACGTTTAACACAGATCGCTGGGTTTATTCAGCCTTTCCGGGACGTGCGACTTGGATGTATACTACGGCTGTAACTCCGTTAGAAACATATCCGTATCCCTTTTCTTGGACTGGAACCTGGCAAGACCTTTATGCAGAAGTGTTTTCAGTAGAAATGATTCCCGCAACTTTACCAGCGGCTGTGTTGGTACGGCAGGATGGCCGTGGAATTTTTTACTTTGCTATTGCAGCTGGACTGTCGAGTTTTTGGGGATCTTCTGATTTTAGGAATCTAAAAAGCTTTAGTCTTGAAGCGTTAGGTGATACTAATTTAGATTCACCCTTTCAGCAAGAGTTCACAGTTTGGGCTGTGATGTCGGATTATACTTACCAAGGTGAAATTTATCGCACCTTTCGGGTCGGATACTGTGATCCTTCTGTCACACGCCCTACAGCTTGGACGGCGCTGAACGTTAAAGTTGGTCCTGGACTTTTCTGTGAATGGTTTCGGCTTAACAACCTGACTGGATTAAGCTATGCACCTACAGACGGAACTTTGCATCCTATCGATGTAGCAACAAAAAGAGGTGAGCTTAATGCAATTAGGGATTATAAATATCCTTGCAGTGAGTCTGCTTTTAAAGCACTAATAGAAGGTAAAACTTTGCGCCTTAATGTCAAAAATGATCAGAACATTCCAGTTGAGATTTCTGGATATCGCTGGCTGCCTGATTATACCAATGACAATGATACAGATTTTTTACTTCAAGATGGGTTTGCCTTTATGCAGTGGCAGACGATTTTGGAATTAAACTACATCGTGCAGATTTACGTTAACCGGAATGAGGGTTCCTTGCCGCCACCCGAAAAGGCAAGGAATGAAGCGTGGAACAGTCTGATGGTTAACGATGCGTTTGCTAATTCTAGCTTTTACATCCCAGCATGAAACAACTCAACAATCCAGCGAACATCGCGAGTTTCCTTAGTAGCGGAGCTGCCAAAGGACCCGTTTTGCAGTCTTCTGTCTTTGACAAGGAGCTGATGACGCATGTGGATTTAATCGAGTTCGAGGTCAGTAACCATGCAAAAGTCCCAGATGATCTTCCGTTCGGATTGCTGGCTGAGATTGTGAATCAAGGGAATATGACTCGCTCGCGCATGCAGGTTCGCGTGGGTCCTGGGTTTTATACGGAAGGCGGAGTGGTTTGGCCAGAGACTGTTGTGCATGAATATGCCAACGATCCTAGTTTGTTGACTGCTTTGATTTCCTATCAAGTCGTGCCGATTGATGCCGTTGCAGATAGCGGCGCTGGGATTTGGGATAGTGAAGTCAAACCGCTAGATTCCCGCCACGGGTTGAAGATCACACGAAAAGATCCAACTTTATTCACGCATCAACACTATGTTGTTGAACGCCCCGAGACTACACCACCGCGTTTCCTCGCAGCCATTCAGGCAACAGAAGAGTCACATCTGAGCTTTGGTGAAGCCTCATGGCCTGTCCTAGCTCCTGGTGAAACTCTACGTAGTGCCGAACAAGTGCATCCTTTGGTTGTCCAGCACATGACCAAGTCGCAGAACTCGGGGGAAGTAACACTCCAAGGCTCACGTTCGTATGTTGAGGGAGTTAAAGTCACGGTTACAGAAAGTCTGAAAACTGGTGTGCAAACTTCGGATACTGGATTGCAAATTATTGAGAGTGAGGTGCAGGATTTGGGAAACGGGAAGTCGATTAAATCCTCCATCGTGGCTCCAACCTGGCCAACATTCAAGGGTAGTAAACTGGACGGTGTGATGCAGTTTCCGATTGCATACACTGAGCGGTTTGTGGCTCCACCGGCGACAACCAACTCCGAGCCTAACGTTGAATACGAGCCCGTAAACCAGCATAGGTCTTTACGCAGGGAGATTGTTATTCCGCAAGCCGAGCTGGATTCCCGCATGGACATCTTCCCTGTGCCGTTGAGCATTAACCTGCCAAGGGTGTTGAAGAGCGTGCAGGTTGTATGGAACACGAATGCTGGAAAGGGTGATCAGAACTCAGATTGGGCTGGTAGCTCATCCGGACTTAGCTACGCTTTGTCTTGTAATTTGTCTGACCAATCCTCCGGGTCTGCTGCTGCAATTCCTGAAGTCCTGATCGAGCTGGAAGATGTCTGGACGCAGGGTGTTATGGCGGAGGGTCACCTCTTTTTCATGCCTTACCCGGTCACGACCGAAGGCATCTTGGCAAGGTTGGGTGTTACGAAATGGCCTGTGTTCAAACCAAAAAGCCACACCATTGTTGGCATTGGTCAAAAGATCGCTTGCTCCGTCAACGTTGGTATCGACGCTAGTGTAAGTGGATCTCAAACCTCTAGAAGTACTGCCGCAGGCAAAACAGCATCGGGTCAGGTGGATGTGGCCTTATCGAATAACACCATCCAAATTCCACCCACTATCCACGGGCAAATTAACTTCATCGGAGAAACCTACAAAGTAATTGCCACGTCAGCCAGCGCTAGTATGAGTTGCAGTGGAACTAACTTTCCCACAGTCAAGGTCGACCAAACCATTGCAATCTCCGCGGTGTCTAAAGTATTTCCCAACAGCTTCGAACCTACTCAAGGCGGATCTGCAATCCCAACTTCTGGACGTTACCTCATCGACGTTAAAGTCGAACGGTATAAATACGGATATGCTATGGTCTACGCAGAAGTTCTTGACGCATCCAAACTAATCTAATGGCCGAAAGCTTACAAGAAAAGTATGCACGTGAGCGTAAAGAGCGGCAACAAAAGCTGCAGACCTTACGTAATCAACGTGCAATCAGCCGCCTGAGGGAACCTGCAAAGGAACGTATGAGTCGTGAGCGTGAACGACGCATCGACGACAAACGGGTTGCTCAAGGCCGTCCGTCAAAACTTCAGACGGGAGACGAGCTGGAAAATGCGATGAAGAATTTTATTGCACGGGTCATTTCCAAAAATCTAGTTCCCGATGCCGTAAACGAACCACTGCAGAAATCCCAAGTTGGGTTAGGTGGAGAAGCTACCGACAATCTCCCGGGTCGTCAAAAACAACACCAAGCCTTTAGTGGAATTCCACTTGAGTTCTACTGTTGGAAAGACGGAAAAGTTGCAATCGTAAGTATCTATGCTACTGGTGAGCCTTCGCCCTTATGAGTTTCAAGCAACCAACTGGAGATTTAATGCTTCTGTTCCCGCGGTATAAACCCACCACCGGAACAGAACTTACCTGTTCTGTCCTACCCTCCACTTATGCAGCTTACCAAGCCAGCGACGCTTCTAACAATGGCAAACTATTCTCAATCTCAAAGGAAATTTTTGGTCAATGGTGGGCTAATGCAAAGGAGCTTGAGCATAAAGTAACCTACCCCAATCCCTTTGGTGACGACACGGTCTTCACCTTCAACGGTTTTCAATATACACGTGGACCTGACAGCTGGGATTATACGATCCAAAACGCTTCAAAATACTCCTTCCCACGTGCGTTCTACCAAGACGGAGCCATCAGCATTGAGCAAGGACTCGGAAGTAATTTTGTTTACTACGATCCTGACCACCTTGAGATCCTAGAACTTCCAACCATGTTCATGTGGCAGGGCTCTTGGCTATACTATAACGCCCACGGTAATCCACTAGACACACATGAACATGAACTTACTTCCTCACTCTGGACTCGCGTACGTAAAAATAGCTCTGGAGCTACGATAGTCACATACACCACAGAAATAAAGCAAACCTACCACTGACATGACCACCTCTGATCCCATCCCATCTGACTTCTTCGGCGCAGGTTACTCCGTCGGAACTAACACAATCACATTCAACACCGCCGCGCACGCCACGCCACTGTTAACTGAGTTAACGAGTGCGGAGGCTAACGCTACTACCGGAGACTACCGGAGTATTGTCTATGCGTTGATGGAAATGCTGAATACGAAGTTTGGTGCGGCTACTCCGACACCGGGCAAGCTTTCCATTACGCGCTCTTCATATGAGGACGGGACAGCCAATGAGTTGATCCGGACTTATACGGTCCAAGTGCGCACGGTTATCACAGGAGTTGAAGTTGCTGACGAAGTCTAATTATGAAACCACAACCTAATCAAGGGTTAGGACTCCTGGCCGGTCTGGGCCTGGATACTGACCCGCTACAACAACTGAGTGGTTTGGTCGCTTTGATCAACCAGATGCAACAGCCAGACCAGTTCGATCAAGAGATGCAACTACGGCAGAATGCGCAAGAGCAGAACCAACAACAATTCGAAGCTCAGCAACAGCTGGGTTATGCCGGGTTGCATAGGCAGGAGGCTAATGATACTCAAGCTGCTGCACAGTGGGCACAGGAGTACGGACTACGCGGGTTGTTGGCTCAGCAAGAGCGTGAGATGCAGATGAAGCAGTTGCAGCAACAGAGGGAACTCTCAAACAACGCGGTTGCTGCGAACATTCTGGGACTGCCAGCTGAGTATATGCGCGTGGGATACCAAGGTAACCCACTTGCCTTGATCCCAGCCGATAGCCCTTACCGAGGATTCTTCACCGCACCGCAGAACCAAGGTCCTGCAATGCCACAAGGTATGAACGCCGACCAACAAGAAACTTGGCGGGTAAGACAATCAATGTTTCCAACTCAACAATAAACTATCATGGCCTCTCCACTTACACCTGAAGCGCTGGTCCAACTCATGCAATTGATGGGTGATCAGAAGAATCAACAGATCAACGAAGCCTTGCGTCCACGCGGACGTATTGCTGAATCACCCAAGAACGGAACGCGTTCACATGGGTTAGCCGGTTGGTATGAACTCAATCCGCAGGCACGTCCGGGCGAGAGCTACAACCAAGAACAAGCGAGGATTCGTCGTGAGCAGCAAGTGCCCGCCGGGAAGCTTCCGGGTCCAAGTCAGCCGCAACAAAACAACACGGGTAATGCCCCTGCTGGTTCGTTTATGACTTGGCTTGGGTCTTTGTTCGGCGGTCAGCAACAGCAAGGGCCGAGGGTGAATCCGCAAACCGGATTACCTTTTGGCACCCTGCCAGGTGATCCGGCCTATCAGGACATGCTTGTGAAAGGTGCACCGCGTGCAAATGTGGTAATGGACTTGAATGCGGAACGTGCGTTGCAAAGTGATCCTGCATTCGCGGACATGGAAAGTTTACTCTCACGTATTCAAGCACCCAATGGAGCTTTGGATTCGTTGAGACAAGGACAAGAGATGCTACGCCAACGCAATAGCCCAAGCTATCCCAACTCACCAGCCATTGGTATTCAAGCTCCACAGCTAAACTCAACGGCTGGTTTGTTTAACTTTGTGCAGGCCGGAAGGCCAAAACGAACTGTCAAAACTAATGTCACTACTCCAAAAGAACCTCAAGGTCCAATTGGTGGTTATACTCCCTTTGAGAAACTCATGATGGGTATTGGAAGTGGTGTAACCTCAGCCGCAAAGTCAGCTGTTGGTTATGAAAAAGTTCGTCGCAATCCTTAATCCTTATTGACATGCCCACCACCCCACAAACTACATTGGCTTCCTTTTACAGCTCGATAACTGATCGCCGTCAGGTCGAGGAACAGATTAAATGGGAGCAACAGAATAATCCGGCTATGGCTGGATTAACCTTCGAACAAACAGGCAAGGTCATCAATAATATCATCGGGGCTCCCGCTGGTTCACGATATGACATGTTTGATTCCAACACACGTATGTTGGATGCTTTGGGTTACTATGCCAAGGAAACGTTCGCAGGGGCTCCGACCACTCCTAGTGGTTACGTCGACCAGATGCAAGGTAAAGTTACTCGAACTTGGAGTGACGTAGGTGCCGATGTTGGCACGGCTGCTGGGAAGACTTTCGGAGCGGAGGGTGAAGATGTGAGCTTCTGGACCGAAGCAGGCCGAGGTATGCCCGCAGGTCTTGGTTCGTTGGCATTAGGTGCAATCCCTGTGGTTGGACCTTATGCCATGTCGGCAGTTACCTATGGTCAAGCATCCAACGCCGCGAGGGAGGGTGGAGCTACGGAAGGTAAAGCGATGGCCGTTGGTGCCCTTGACACTGCAATGAATCTTCTGTTCCTGAAAGCCAGTGCTCCGGTTGCGGATAAGTTCGCCGGGTCCATGCTCGAGAAGTCCATCGGTGTGGGGGCTAAAGAAGCTTTGCTGGAGTCCAGTGGTCTTGTGCTGAAAGAAGGACAAAAGTTGAGTGGCAAAGCCGCGGTGGAACTCGCCGAACAAACAGGTAAAGTTTCCGCGGCTAAAGCCTTTGGATTGAAGTTGGCAGCGGATACTGGGTCTGAAGTTGTCATGGGTGCTGCCGGTGTTGCCCAACAGATCGCGGACGAGATGATCCTCGATCCTGAGGGTGCGAAAGAGCACATGCTTAACCCTCAATACTGGGCTTCGACTATTGCGACTCAGGGGGTTACCTCTGTGCTTGGAGTGACGATGGGTAATATCACCAATGGTAAGAACCTCAACGATGTCGCGATGCTGGACGACAAAGGCAAGCCGATCTTTCAAAAGTCCGCCACTCCAGCTGACGATCTCAACGTCCCAGCGGATAGTAAAGCCGAAGCGGCCGCTAACGCAACGAACGAAGTCAAGAAGGCCGTGGGGACTAAGATTGGCGAAAACGCCACCGCACCCTTGGCGGAAGATCCCGCTTCGGCGATTACTACCGTAGCTAACGCGCTGATTGCAACAGGAAAAATCGGCACGCACACGAATGCTGCTCAAGCCGCTGCGGACCTGCTTGGCAAGGGTGATTCTTCTTTGGTTGAATCTTTGCTGAAAGAAGCAACCAACACAGGCCTGAGTAAGCCCATCTTCTCCTTACCCGTTGCAGACTTTTCTGCCCAGCATCGTTTGATTAACGTAACGTTGGAAGACGGACAGGTTGTCAAGTTCAACGCCGACATGCTTGGCAAACCTGTGGAAGAAGTTCTTGCTTCCGCACCGACCGCCGAAGCTCGTACGATCTTTCAAGACATATTCTCTCAACTGGAAGGCGAGCATGCACGGTTAGCTGAAGAAGCTGACATTAGCTTCTCTGATCAGTTTACACCTGCAGCCAAACTCAGTTACACCGGATTCCTCGAAGGATCTGGGATGCTTGATGCGGCTAAGTCTATCAACGCGAAAATCCGGTTTATTAACAACACAAAAACCAACAGCTGGATTGAGAAGTTTGCAGTGGAACCGCAAGCAGGCTACAGCCGTTGGTTCGTTAACGACCGTTCGGTTATGTTTGTGAATTCGCCTCACGATTCTCGATTGTATGACCCTCACGAAATGGGCCATGCCTTTGATGATCTTGTGCGCATGGGAGGTTACGGTGACAAAATCAAAACCCAATGGGAGGCCCTGAAGACTCAATACGCACCCCTACACACCGTAGCGGAAGTTAGTGCCTCAGGCTCTTCACCTAAAAATCTACTCAGTGCCACCCTTGGGGTTGCCATGCAGAACAAGCTGAAGGACGGAACCGGAACTGTAGGTGACTTCCAACATTACTACGCAACCCAGCGTGAATGGGCTGCTCAGGCCATGCACGGGTATTTGCTTAACCGACCTACCCGTTTCCGTACCTTCGTGGAAACCACCTTCCCCGAACTTCACGCGGCTTTTGTCAAAGTTGTTGAGGCGTTGAAAGGTTCTTTCAAGTCCAAGAAGACTGCCACCAAAGCTGACACAATCAAGGCCTGGCAACCCGGCCAAGCCGAGGCTAATGCATTCTTTGAAGGTCTTTTCGCTTCACTGAACAAACCTAATACTGAGCACGAGGTTCGGAAGATGATCAAAGACCACAACCTGACTGCGAAGTCGGCTGAGTCCCTCATCGAAGCTGTCACCGGAGGTCGCACGCTTGCAGGTAAAGCTGCCGCATTCGAAGCCGTGAATCTCTGGTCGAAGGAGTCGTCTAAAACTGAAGTCACACTCCTCGACAGTCTTGAGTTTGTTAAGCAGCTTAACGCGTCTGGGATGACTTTAGGGGATTTGGCGAGTCCACGTACAGCTGGCTTGCGGAATGTGAGACGGATGATGAACTTGGATCCAGAGGCCGTGAGAGCTGAGTTCTCGTTGAAGGTTGCGGAAGAACCTGCAGATTCGAACGTGTTTGCTGAAGCGTATCAAGGTTATCTTGGGAACGTGGAGAGCATTCACGTGAGGGGCCAGCGGGCGCTGACGGCGATTGACAATGTACTGTCGAATAAGGTTGCACGACTCGAGAAAGAAGTTGGTGAGGTGAGTTTGTACGACAAGGGTATCTTGTTAATGCAAATGGATCACATACTAGGTAAGTGGTTCCGTGGAGAACTGCCGGGACAGAATGGAAGGTTTATGTATGAGAAGCGCGCAGGTGAAGATTTCGCAAGTGCACAGGAGGGGATTGATCCATCGCTTCGTAACAAGCCAGACCTTCGCAGAGAGCAACGTGAGTTGCTATTTAAGAAGGAATTTCCTATTCTGAGTGAGGCCGTTCGTGCTGTTAGAACAGGCGAGAACGCAGAAGTTTGGGTGAAAGAAGACCCGAACGGAGGTAAGGGTGCTCCACGTAAGACCTTCGTAGATAAGGCCGAAGCGGACGCTTATGCTGAGATGAAGAACTCAGCTGGTGATAACCCCGGCATGTCTTATTCACCCAAGCCAATCACCAAAAGCGAAAGCGGCAAGTCCGTGAAGCTTTGGGGTGTCCGTGCAAGGAAGGACGAACGCAAGTCCATCGTGGCGGAGTATCGGGATGACCTTGCTACGGCCATTGATGCAGCCGATCATTATGAAGATTCTCCGACGGCTAACGCTTGGTTTGAGCAGAACCAAGAAAAGGCTTTACGTCAAGCTTACAACGGAGATCTCATGGACCACATCGTCCGGGTTACGAAGATGAACTTCGAAGCCTGGCGGACAGGGAATCGTGGAGTTTTCCCTGAGCAGATGCAAAAAGCTCTGACGAGTTATTACAAGTTTGCCGGACAAGAAGGTAAAGCTTGGGTGGAACAACTTTCTACTGACCTTGGCATTGGCTTCCCGCACAAGATCGAAGATATCATGTTGGGGTTGGTTCGACTAGCGGGAGCCAATGTCAAGGACAAAAATGATTACATTCGTCTGAGTCCAAAGTCGTTGACAACTCTCTTTGAAAACTATAAGAACCACATGAAGGTGTGGCTCGAGGCTGATTTCCAAGAGAACATGAAACAGGTGATGGATAACAAGTTGCCGTATATGCAATTTGACCGGACACAATGGAAGAACTTTGAGGCTGGTGCATCCAATCTTGAGGATCGGAATTTCATGGAGCAGATGTCAGTTATGCAGCACGCGACACCCGGAGGTGTGGTGAGAAAAGCCGCAGCTGGGATTGAGTATGCTGGTGCGAGTCCAAGGTCAGTGTTGGGTAAAACCATGGCGATGATTGAAAAGCTGCATATGGGGACTTACGGTGGGATGCAGAACATTGCGGAGACTAATAAGTATTTCCGAGAGTTGGGGATCTACGTTGATGCTGAGACGCCAATCATGGAATTGCTTGGGAATCGGATCATTCGTAACCTTCGGGGTACAGGTGAGATGGTGACTGATGCCAATGGTGAGTCTAAATTTGTCCTGCATCCGGATACGGAGAAGGTAGACGATAAGGCTTACGTGGCTGTGCATGGAAGTCCGAAGCTCAAGCCAATCGTGAATCGCATGCAGCTGATGCAAAACGAAGCGGGTGGAATTAAGTTCGATGATGTGGCGAGTAATAATCTTAAGGTCGGTAAAGGTGCGGACAACAACCCTGAGCATGTCAAGATGCGTCAAGAACTTGCGAAGGAGGCTAATGACCTGCTGAGTAAGAACTTTGATACGAACAATCCAAAGCATCAGGCTGAGTTGGCGAATATCAAAGAATACCTTGAACGTTCGTATGCGGCCCACAGAGAACTTGCTCAGATTGTATTTGAGCGTGAAACGGATCTGCATCAACTTACTACCGCTAATGCCCTTGTACGTGGGATTGACTTCAAAGGAACGCCGGAGCAAGCTAGAGACCTTGCGATTAAAATTAGTAACATCGACCGGACTGACATGACGCTGCACGCGTCGGAGTTCTATAAGATCATGATGGATCCAGTCGATCAGGGAGGTTTGGGTTGGGACTCAATTCGCTCCATCTCATTCATGGATAAGTGGAACGCTGTCACGGAAGAAATTGCCAGCATGCGTGACTGGATGTTAACGACTCCAGGTTATGTGAAGGAGCAGCGTATGAAGCGTTGGCACGTGGCCTACGTGGAAAAGAATCCTAAGTCAGGAAGTGCAGGCACAGGTTTGCGTGATTTCGACACAGCAGAAGAAGCTTGGGCATTCATGCGAGATGCTGATAAACAAGGCTTGAAACTTTCAGTGAAGTCTCCTGTCGACACCAGAGAACGGGCAGCGAAGTACAGGACGGGGACGGATCTTATGGATGAGGTTGTGGATAAAATTGTCAAGTCTCGTCAGAACTTGTTAGCGTTTGTACTAGAGCCAAAGTTGAAAGACGGGTCCATGACCCCGGATGATTTCCAAAACGCGTTGAAGACTTTGTCAGGTATGTCTGAGGACATCGCAGCAGACATGACCACCAGCCGTTTGAAGGATGTTATTGCTGGGCACCGGTTGTTCAAGCCTGGTCGTGAGCATTTGGATATGGCACGCCAGCAAGAAGAAGGTGCGTGGCGGCTTGCGATTCAATATGCACGTAAACATACGGACCTTGGTTTCCAGTTGTTCATGGACGATGAACGCCTTGCGCCGTATCAATACGAACGGGAACGTTTCCGGACAGGTAAGGATGCCCTGCGGACTCCAGATGGAGCAGGACAGCGATTGGCCAGCAAGGCTGCGTTTTCCTACTTCCTATTGGGTAATGTTTCGTCGGCGATGATCGAAGCCGCGCAGTGGCCTTTGAGCTTGAGTCACATCCTAGTCGAAGAAGGTGCTGGGATTTTGGATGCGTTCCGCACGCCATCGAAAATGATGGCCAAAGCCGCAAGGGCTAGTATGGCTCGTCTGACCAAAGGCTCTGACGCGGACATCTGGGATCCAGATACCTTGGCTTTGATTCGATATGCGGAGGAATCCAACCGCTTGGGTGTTCGTCCGCTGAATGACATCTCAACCGATAACGTTGAAGCCAAGTTGGAACTCGCTCGTAAGATTTCCGATCCGGGTGGAGTTGGTGCAGGCGCTACTGCTGGTAAAATGGCTCGTGCTGTTTACTCAGGTATGAACCGGTTCTATGCCGGGTTCAGTCGTGTTAATGCTGAGTTGTCCTTGGCAGCTTCGTATGACATTCTGAAACGTAAGGAGTTTCCAAATCGTAAACCTACTCAGCAAGAACAGTTGGACCTTTTTGAACGGGCAATCCGCGTATCGAACAAGGCTAACGGTTCTTGGGGCCGTGGCAATCGCCCGTGGTGGTTTGACACTAAGAGCACATCAGGACGTACCGTTGCTCAGCTGGCTTGGAGTCTTCAAGGCTTTGCAAGCAACCACGTAGCGAATCATCTTAGGTTGATTAAGAAGTCCATCGGACATGAAGAACTTGGGCTGACGAAGGAAGAGATCAAACAATCACGCAAAGCCTTGGCAGTGATGACGACAATGCAGGTTGCCGCGTTGGGAGTCATGGGCCATACGCTGACTGGTGGATTAAATAAGATGCTCATCAACGCCTTTGGTTATGATGCTGAGTCGGAACTGATGGACGGGATTGAGGAATTCCTTAGTGAGAACACTGACTGGGAACCTGAAGACCGCCATGCGTTGAGTGACCTAGTCACCCACGGAAGCTTGCACGCGCTTGGGTCTCCTGTTGATCTTGCATCACGTGTGAGTGTTAGTGGACTCGGGCCGGTGAATTCTTATGAAGGTTGGAATGCATCCAGCTTCGGTGGTCCGTTGCTGTCCACGTTGGGTAATCTAGTCGATGGTTGGAATACCGTATCTAAGGGTGATGGTTCTGCTGAGTCCTTCATGCGCTGGGGAACTGGCATGCTCCCCACCGGAGTTCAACGAGCACTCCGCATGGAAATGTTCGACGATGGAAAGGTGTATAACAAAGCTGGTCAGTTCATCATGGAACCCACCACGAAGGAGAAGATTGCTTCTTACCTAGGCTTTCCTTCCACACGCTATTCGGACTTCATGAAGGCTAAGTCTAAGGCCATCGAAGCCAACGTGATGGACGGTGTGGAACGTTCGCGGGCTACAAAGTCTGTGCAGACCGCATTGAGTCAGGGTCGTCGCAATGACGCTTTGAACATGCTCAACACCTTAGCCCCCCAGCTAGGTTGGAGTCCCGAGGAAATGGCACAGCGTGTTGCGGAACACAGTGTGAACCAACAATTTGGCCCTCAACAAACCAAAGGAACAGGTCCTAACGCACAAAGGGCAGCGAGACTATTTAAGTCTCCACTGCCCCCTGCTACGGAAGTTTCTAAGGATCAAGTTAAATTCAAAACGCTTGCGATGCTGAATCAGCTACCGATTGACTGGCAACGACGAATGCACAAATCGGCGATGCTCGATGAAGCAATGTCCGTGACCGGAATGAATCGGCGAGCTGCTCAGGATTCTCTGCGCAATCCGATGATGAAGTCTACTGTTTTACGCTCCTTGCAAGGGAGATCTCAACAGTCACCGGTGGGCCTTGCTGGATTTTCTGGCTTACTTTCCCAGTAGTTACAAGGAAATCTAACGCCTCATCAATCTCACGTGCGTTCCCCTCGGAGTACAGGTCAGCAAGAATACGCTTCTTGTTGGCCATCTTCGAGGGGGTTTCTTCCAAATACCGAAGGAGTTTATGCGCAAGGTCCGCACCTAAGTTTCGACCAGCACCCGCAAAGATCCGTCCAATGTCCGGCTCGACTTTGTTGAGCATCTCGAGTCCTTGCTTGAGGTGGCGAAGCTCGATCACGTTAGTCATCTTAAATTCGGACACCACCAGCAGCATGCTAACCTTAATCAACATCACATCCTTGCTGCGTAGCCAGTTTTTAAACGCAGCTGGATGTGGTTTGTTTAGTTCCAGATGCTTCTTTTGATACCAATCAGCAAAGAAAGCACGTGCCTCGTCGGTCATAGTAAATTCCCCTCGCCAGTTCTTAAGCTCGCCTAGTTTCTCAATGAGGAACTGACGAGCTTTTTCTTGTTCAGGGGTCATGTCCGGGAAGGGAATGCCGACTGGTTTTGAACGGCCGTAAATGAACACGACCCGGCGAGAGAAGCCACCCGTGATGATTGACTGCTTAAGCATTTGACCTGTCTGCTCTGGAGTCATGCAAGCCATGAGGGTAATATATGGCCCGATGATCATATCAGTCCCTTTGTTCTTCGTCACCACTTCGAACATCTCGCGGTCGTAAATGTCCGTCAAGAACTCAATCATTCCAATTGGATTTCCACCAGCGGATAGCATGGTTACGATTTCCGAAGCGAAGATCGAAACGTGTGCGAACTCACAGATGACATCATTAATTGTTGTCTGCTTGAGACAGGGCGACTTTTCGTTCGAGCTGGAGAGAAGTAAAGTAAGAGCTTCTTTTGTAATGGAAGGAGGAGCCAGTGGGGTTTCAGTTTTTTGGACCAATCCACGCGCCACGTTAAGTGCTGTGGTTTTCTTGTCTCCAGGTTCTCCCACGAATACAATGTAGGTATTGGGGTAAATCCGGTAGTATTTCTGATCAAACCAAATACGGCGACCGATAACTGCGGAGATTGTGCCGATAGCTCCCCAAGTGTGAAACGTAGGGCTAGCCTCGTTACCAGATGCAAATAGTTCATAAGCTTCAATAAAGTTCATCGACTGATTCTATAGTTGCTTTTAAAGGCTGTCCACCATCCGAGAGCATCTCGTAGTTGACGCGGATCTTAGCTCCGAGCACACGAGCAGGGTCTTGCCAGTAACGTTGGCGGTCATCGTGGGTAAGTCCACCACCGACATCAAACGGAGTTCCGTTCTCCATCTCGCAGTGAAACCCTCCGAGCATTCCGGCAAATCCGCCTTCGCCTTCATAGACCCCTGTGATCGTAGCGATCATGTCTAGGAATTCTTTTCGTTTCTGTAAATACCACCAGCGGTTTTCTTGGTTGCCGCAGTTATGCTCGAAGCCATAAGGTGCATCATATTGACGATACATCATGCCTTCGTAACCCTGCTGCATCCAAAGTCCATACTGATGATCTGCTTCTGCCGCGGAGTAGACAAGCCGCGTAGGAGAAACCTTGACATGCTCAACACCTTCGAAGACTTCTTGTAGCTTGTCTAGGAGCTTAACGCGCTTCCACATTGGGTCCATCGTCGGCACATCAAATAGATAATACGCAACCTTCCATTCCTCTTGATGCGGAGTCAGCCGCTTAATCGCAATGCGAGAATTGATCTGCTGCAAACTCATCCCATGACAATAAAACTCACCATCGGTTTTGAAGCTTAGACGGGTTAACTGGCTTAACGAACTCTTGATTACCTCTGGGTGCCAAAGGAGTTCTTCACGGGATTGACAGGTTTGGTGAGCGGGGAGGTAGAGTGAGCGAACTCCGTTGAACTTTGGTTGGACGAAGATTGGATAGGTGATGCGGTCAAGCCGGAGCTTGTGAGCGAGCATGGGTTTCATTTGAAGTGCTGATTAAATGCTGCCAATTGTGTGTCCCCAACAATCGCCATATTCACCTTCGAATGGGATACAGATTTCCCGATCGGCAATTCGAACGGTGAAGTCAAAGTAACTCCTGATCTTGGGTAAAGCCCATTCAAGCCGATCGCAGGGAAATGATCCGTTGAGTGCGTCATGGACTTGGTGATGCGGCTCAATAATGAGGTCGCCGTTAGGAAGCCTATTTTCAGGGTCGTTCCAAAGATTAAGTGCTGCACAGTTAGTGACATACGTGGTGTTATGTTGGGGTTCATGGGCATAAGCTTGACGAAAAGTTTCAGAAGAGTTGCGACGGCCAAAGAATTCACGGACATGACCGGATGCGGAAGGAAGGCGTCCGTGGGATTTGATTTGTGCCTCGACCCACTTTTGCCATTCTTTTACACCTTTGTAACGGGAGAGGTAGAGGTTTTGAAGATTGGCACACATGGCTGTGGAAACACGAATGGCCTTGCCGAGTTGTTTGTAGGAGGATTTGACAATCAGCGTTGCCATCTTGGCATGGCCAAGGTAATAGTTCGTTCCGTGCTGGACCTGTTTGCAAGTGAAGTAAAGTGCTTCATGTTCTCCCTCTCCGACGATTTTACTTTCAACTTTAAGGTCAGCTCGAGAAAGCTTAGAAACTTCCGCACCGCGTAAGTGCATGAGTCCAATGATCCGCGCAGGCTTGATACCCGCAAGGTAATCCAACAGCATTGTGGGGTCACCGAGTCGATCGCAATGCGCGGCAACGGTCCATCCGTCTGCACCTGCAAGATCAACTTGGAAGAAGTAACGAGGTCCTGGGGTGTGTAGTGAAATTGAGGGACCAGCTGAATACAAAGGTCGTAGCTTTTTGGTGATAGTCTGAAGATTCGCACCTGCGCCTGTGGGGGACTTTGATGAAGCAAATCGGTTAGTCTCAGTTCCAACAACGTTATAGGAGCAGCGCACCCGGGCATCACGGTCAGTTTTAATTTCCAAGGCGGTCCGGATTTTTTCCAACTTACGCCAGGCCAGAATTTCATGCAAAATCGGCGCGTCGTGCCGCTGAGATATGTTGAGGATTGCATCGATGTTTGAGGTGAGTTTGGTTTTATCAGGGCCGTGGCCGGATTGTTTTGGTGGGTGTTGTTTGGGGAAGCCAAGCACTGAGTAGAGCGCGTGGTTCATTTGCTTTGGTGAGTTGATGTTGAGTGGCGAGCCAAAGCGGGTGTTAATCCGCGTTTGGATCTCGGACATCTGGAGGAGGACCTTGGCGTGGATATCGTCAGATTTGGCTTGGTCGTAAGCCATGCCGCGGAGTTGCATGTAGAGGATGACCGGAAGCATGGCCATGTTCTTTGCGAAGTGGTCTCGCTGGGAGTCGGTCATCATCTTCATGTGCCGTTGGGCGATTTCGAAGGTGACACAGGAGTCTTTGCAACAGTAGGCCCAGTGAGTCATCAAGTCATCGGACTTACGCTCGGACTTGTAATAGGGTTCGTTAGTGTAAAGCGAAGTCTGGACAGCGAGAGACTTAGGCAACTCGGGATATAGCTCGAACCCGGAAAGCATCGTGTCCCAGGCAACGTTGGCTGTACGGATGTGATAAAGCCAAGCGAGAACGAAGGTATCATATAGGGAGTTCTGGAGAATTTTGCCAGTGGTAGGATCGGAAAAACGTTCTCGTAGTTTAAGGAAGAGTTGAGTAGTATCCTCAACCGAAAAGGTTGTAAAAGGGATAATGAAAGCGTGCAGGGGACTCGTGGCAATAGACATACAGGTAACCGCAGTTGGGAACCGTTTGTCAGGTGTAGGTGCGTCTGGGTTTGGAATACCACCTTCGATGTCAAACGCAAAATAAGGTGGGAGGTTGTCAAGGCGTTCGAGGATCTCGTGAGTTGACAAAGTGAGCTCAAGCGTCCGGGTAGGAACTGAATCCATACTTGGGTTACGAGCTTCACGGATAGCTTTGCGAACGTCAGATTTGAGCAGGGGCATTCGGTCATAGCAGGTGGTCATTGTGCGGGAGACATCCTCAGCCGCAATAAGCTTGTAACCATAGAAAGGTGAGCCAAGGGCTTCGCACTTGAAGATTGAACCTCGTAGGTTAAAAGCCGTGTGGGTTTGCCCGGCGAGTCGTAAAGCGGCCGATCCGAAGACAAGGATGCAGTTGGGTTGAAATTGGGCTAGATCCCTTTGCAGAGCCGCAGAAGAAATTTGAGCTGTGTCGGAATCTGGGTTATAGGATTTACCGGTGTAGAAATTGTCGAGGTAGCCAAGGAAGACATCAGGGACGCTGACTTGGAACTGAGCAAGTAGCGTGCGAAGGAATAGTCCATTGTTTGGATCGTTGAAGGGCTGACCGATGATACCATCTTCTTTCGCCGGTGATTCAAAGATGCACGCTAAGCGAAAGGAGTTGGTATGGGTGGGGACTTGGTTAGGAACTTTCATTAGAATGGTTCGTCGATTTCAGGATTTTCTTTTAGCTGCATCTGATAAACACGATTCTTCTTTGCATTATCAGACTGAGTCAGAACTTGGATATTGGGTAATGTGTAACCAAGTTCTGAATCAATACGATCAATGGTGAGGGTGGTTTTAGAGAATTTAGGTGAACGTTCGTAGAGGCCATTATCTAGACAGAATTCTATAAAAGCACCGGGGTGTATGTCGAAGTAGATTCCACGACGTTTGGCTGAACGACGGAGTTCTGAGTGAATATATTTGATAGGGTTATTATACCTCCACCTACGCCGCTTGCATTTGTTACAGACAGGATAAGGGTGTTTGTTCTTGCCTAATGGCGCAAGTTTATCGCAACCCTTCACTAGGCACTCACGACCTATGCGGGTTTTCTTAAGGATCCACTCCCATTGTTTGGTGATGTAGTCCCAATAGAGCTGCTTGTAACGCCAATGTCTCATAGGTGTTTGACACGCTCGATTAACATTTCTTTGAGTTCAAGGGGCACGTCTTCCCATGCAATCGGATCTGCGTGGGTTGTCCCGTCTTCGTAACACAAAATAGATTCGAGTGAGATCTCAGGTAGCTTCTCGAGATTAAGAAAAAACCTATACAGGTCTCCAAAGTAAGCAAGGTTGACTGGTGTAAGTGGCATAGTGGCCTGAGGTTGAAGCGGCATGTTGCAGAGGTGAAGCTACAACATGCCGCTAGGGTGAGGTCAGCTGAAAGTAGCTTGGCCGTTTGTGATCATAGACAGCTTTTGCTTGACTGCATTGATGCCTTTGTTAAAGTGATCTTTGTCGAGTTCGATCCCCATCGGTGTGAGCCCAAGATCAATGGCAGCACGAGTGGAGGACATTTGTCCACAGAATGGATCGAGGACAATTTGTCCTTTGTAAGCTACAGCTTCCATGAGGAACCGCCAGACAATCGCTGGCTTGGCAAACGGATTATCGTAAAGCTTACGTTCCGCTGTTCCGTCACCGGAAACAAGGCAAGTGGTTTGCGGTTTGTTAAGAACCGCGTTGCCTTTGCGAAGGACCATGGCAAATTCGACGTTCTTGGTGAAGTTCTTTGTAGCGGCATTATTGAGACAAGGATGGAGTTTGTGCCACACAACCGGCCAGTTTTGCTTACTGAACCCAACCTCCTTGGCCCACGCGTGCAGCTTTTCGTGGTGGTCAAGATCATACCAGAAGATACAAAAGCCATTGGGTTTTAGCACCCGATAAGCGTTCTGCAGGAATGGTAACATCATGGACACGTTCTGTTCCACCTCGTGGGTTTCAACCACCGTGTCGATGTTCTTGATGCGATCCATGTTGTCAAGTTCAATCCCATATGGGATGTCCGTTATGACGTGATCGACAGATTCGGGATTGAAGTGAGGCATGATGTCCAAACAATCGCCGAGGAAGAACATCTTGGACAGCTCAAAGTGAACGGCCTCGAGGATTTGCGGTGTGTCATCTTCCATCAACATGTCGAGGGAAATGGCCGACGTGGAATCAGCAGTAGCTGGGGCGGTACCCGAGCCTTTGTTGGTGTCAATACTAGAGAAGATATCATCAGTGTCGATGTTACCAACAAAGCCAACTCCGACCACCGAAGTCGGTGCGCTGGAGAAGCCTGCAGTCAAAGCCATCGCTTCATTTTCCCGGCGTTTAAGCAGGATCTCGTAAGCATTGCGTAAGGTCGGAGCGTCCATGATCTCCTGATCGCCTTTGATGATATACTCTCGAATCTGGTACGCATGGGAGATACTAGCAGAAGATACACCCATTAGTGTTCCTGTATCGCGCATGCCCCAGTTAGTTGCATTTTCAGTTGCCTCAGCAACTTTAAGCTCATGTGCACGGGCGAGAATCATAACACGCTCGCGCCAGTCCATATCCAACCGGCGGAAGTTTTCCTCGCCTTCGAGTTCAACAACCTTGGAGAGTGAAAGCTCACCAAAGGAAATGACTGGGATATGTGTCATACCCCCCACCATCATTGCCCCGGTTCGACGACCTCCGGCAACGAGTCGATACCCGCCTTCGGGTTTCAGTGCGACCGTGGGAGGATGGATCAAATATCCAGAACTCACAATCTCGTTGAAGAATTCTTGAAGATTTCCGTAAGTGATACGGCTGCGTCCGGATGTATCAATCTCACTGGCCGGGACCAGAATAGCTTGAGAAGGGTAACCAAAAGGAATAGAGATATTTTCAGTGTTCACGGTTTAAAACCAACGTTGAAGGTGACTAGAGTAAAGCACTTCTTCCGAGCTTCCGCAAGGTCCAGTGCAACGGTTTCAGGTGTAGTTTCGACCTGATGGATCTTTGCGAGATTCATTAAAGGGCGACGGGGCATTTGACGCAGGAGGCCATAGAGTTCCTCGGTGGTCAAATCAGCAGCACGAATGGAGAATTTTTTAGCCATATGACAAAAAGCGGAGGCCAGTGTTACCTGACCCCCGCTCCTGTGTGTTGGGTTATTGCGGCACCTGCGAGACGCGGGCGATGCTGTTTTGCTTGCCGTAGTTCGGATCGTCTTGGATCTTCACACGGGCAGCCACTTGTTTACCAATGTAGGTGGACGGCATGAAGCGTCCACGATTGCCCTTGGTGGAACCGGTGACGGCATCTTGGAGCACCGCGAGGTTTTCCGTGAAGTCACGCGCATCCGGCTTGTCGGGATTGTTCTGCAGCGGCATGTACTGACGCAGCGGATACCCAGGCCTGATGTCTTCCGTCTTGCCTTCGGCTTGACCCTTGATGGAGGTTGCCGGAGCCACGGTTTTGTACATGACCAGCAGGTTGTTACCGGTCTTGTCCTTGTTCTCCACCACCTCGATCTTGTCGATGTTAAGGATGTAGAGGCCTTCGGTCAAAACAGGCATTGAAGTATCGACTTCATTGAGGTCGATGTTCAGGCCAAGCGGGTCCATTTCGGCGGGGTCCATTGTGTTGTCGAGGTCAGACATATTTGTGTTCTAGTGTTTTAGTGTTATTGTGTTTACTTCTTCGGGATGGAGACTTGTTAAATGAGTTAACGAGTCTCAGAGAGCTGGAAAGGTGGTGGGAGGTGGCGCGGATGAAGCGGAGTCCCATGGGTTAATTTCGATGACGGGTAGGGAAGAGAGAGCTTCGGTGAGTTCATCGAGGATTGATTGTGTGTCAGCCTCGGGTGGGAGTTCGAGTGTGATTACGAAGGCGCGTTGCATGTTAGGGTTTAGCTAGGGTTTGAACACGCTTGACAACGGTGTCATAGTCTTCGACGACTTTGAAGCCGAATGAGGACTTCATTCCACGATGGTCAACATCGGAACTGGGAAGACAGCGAATCTTCCATGAGTGAGTCTGGGCCGCGCCAATACCTGTAATAGCTGGATAAGGATTCCAAACGTCAGTGAAGAGACCAGCGAGCAGTGTGGCAGATTGACCTGGGATGTTGAGGAAGTATTTCCAACGCTTATCTGCCTCGTCCTGTTCCACGCGATTATGGCCAGTGAAGACGGTAATCTTCCCAGACGAGCGTAGCTTAGTAACGAGGTTTTTGATAAGGTATCCAAACGTACCCCAGTCTTGGATACGCATCTCAGCTGTTTCAGATCGATTGGCTTGACGCTTAACTTCGGAGATGGTGATGTCGACGATTGCGGTGAGGGAGTCCCCGATGATCGAGTCAATATCAGTTGAAGCTGCAGCGGCGTTAAAGCACTTGGACATGTGGGCGTAACGAAGGGGAGGTGGAATCTCCTTGCCAGCGTCGTCGATGTTGGCTCGGTCAAAGTAGACCAGGTTTTTGAGAGCGGGGTTTGATTTGGAAAGAAACTCAAGCGGAGCGGACATATTATGGTCCGCGTCGAAGATATATGGCCGAGGGAATTGTAAAGCCATGGTGGTCTTACGGCATCCGGGGTCTCCGATGAGGAGGACAGCGAGGTCATTGGGCGGAAGTTCAGTTGCGGATTTCATGAGTTGAGGGATAAGAATTGTTCACAGTGACGGCCCATCAGAAGATAGCACGGGGTGATTAATAACCGAGGGTTCATCTCCTTCCGTTTGGTTACCGTCGCTTCGAGTAGAAGGTGGAATAGTTGGGATGTCATTTTCATAGGAGATGTTGAAAAGGGTTAGGAAGTGTGTGATGCGTTCGGTGTAAACGGGGATGAGATGAGAAGGGATTCCGTCGTCAGGCTTTTTGTTTTTGAGACGAGTGGCGAGTTCGATGAGGTAGATTTTGGGAAGTGCTTTGAGTTCGGAGTCTAGTTGCTTGCGGAACTGCTTAGCTCCGATGTGCCGACGATATTTGGACCTCCAAGCTCGGACTGTGGAACGGAATTGATAACGCTTTTCCGTTGGGGTTGGAGCGAGGTCGATTTCGGACTCGATGGGGGTGATGGGTTCGTCGACGTGGATGCATGAGTCACTCATTTCCCACCTCCTCCCAGAGCTTAGCGATTGCTTCGGCGTGTTGGTCTGGGGTGAGTACCACATCGAATTTGTTATCATCGAGGGACATAAGGATTTCAATGGATCCTTCGGTGTCTGGTTCTTCGGGTGCTCCGTATTTGTCACGGTGACCAGAGCAGCCAGGTGAATACTCGGCAGTGATGTTAATCGCCTGATCGAGGGTGTCATAAATGACGCAGGTTAGTGTTTTGGTTTGCATAGAATGTTTGGGGTTCATTTTTCATCCTCAGACCCATGAAGCGGCGACCAAGTGACATTAGCGAAGTAGTCACTGTAAAGCATGAACCGACGCTGGGCAGCGGGGAGAGTGCAGATGTCGTGGTATTGACAAGCGCCATACTTACCCATACACCAGGAGGTATATTTGGGGAATGCATCGTTGCATAGGGCGTGCACGTAAGCTTCGACAGAGTGAAGCATGTCTTGTTTCCATTCAACGATGGACTCTTGGGAGTATTCATAAGTCTTGCGGTCGAACTCAATGCCCTTGCCGGTTCGGGTTGGCTGGCGAATGATCAAAGCGTTGAGGATGAACCCGGAGATGGGGTGACCCAAGATTTCCTGCATGGCCCACATGTAACCGTGAGTTTGCTGGGCGAGTTGGAAGTCAGCGAAGAAGGATGGACCACCCATGGAGGATGTTTTGTGGTCGACGACCCAGATGTTGCGATCACCGTTGTGCGCACCGATGTCGATCTTGCCAGTCCATTGAACGTGGAGGGTGGCGATATAGACGGGTTCATCGGAGTCTTCATCCGTGATTTCGGAGTAGGTGAATGGAAGTGTGTCGTTGATATCGAAGGAGCCGATGTTCAACGCGAAAGCTTTCTCGACCCAATCAGGACCGATGGGGGTAAGGTTGTCCATGAGGGACCAGTAAGAGCAGTATTTGCGAAAGGCTTCGACTGCGTAAGATGGGGTCCGCCATTGGCCTGCAGTGTTGTAAGGGTTTTGTTCGAAGTAGTTGAGAAGGGCTTGGACTCCAGCCGCTTCTTGTTCATAGCCGAACTTGTGGACAACTTCCAAGCCTGCGTGAATCGCACCACCGAAGATTAGCGGAGCACGGTCTGGCTTTTGGCGACGTTCGATGGTGTAGTATTTACTTGCACGAGGGCAAGTGTGCATGATCGAAGACGTCGTGTTATCGAGTTGAAGCAGGAAGTCGTGGGAAGTGCCGATGCGCGTTAAGAGCGGGCGCTTGGGTTTGACAGGCGGGGTGGTGAAGACTTCGTTGAGGTCAGGGAATTGAAAGTCAGTAGGAATCATAGGTCAAGATGAGTTTGGTTTGAAGTGTAAACTCAGCACAACGGGAAAGGGAATGGGCGATTCGTTCTGGTTCGATTGGGTAGTTAGGAAACAGATACTTACGTGAAAGGATGCGAAGTTCCCGCTGCTCGAGCTGAAGTAATATCTGCTCGGCAACGGATTCCTCAACAGATGACAGGCGAATTTCGTGGGAGAACATTACCAGAACTTGATGACATAGTGGATGTAAATCCAGAACTTAACCAAGATTGCGATAATGATAAGCGCAAGGATGATTAGACCAACAAAGGTTTCAAAGTCTGTCTTCACAACAGACCTCCTAAGTCAAGGCCCTTAGCGTTAGGATTCTTCTTCTGTTCAGTAGCTGCGCGGCGGGTAGCCGGGTTACCGCGGAATTCCCGAAGCTTGGTGAGATAGTCCCGAAGCTGTTCAGGATTGAGTTTGGAGGGATCTGTGTCAATCAAGTTGACCAGAGGCGCTTCCATGAAGTTCGGGGTTTGCTTCTGGGCTGGGGACACACTCGGTAGGTTCGGCGGTTGGTTCGACATCTTGGTTTTCGTGTTGAATTTGTAATAATGCGATTTTGTTCAGGACTTTATTGAGGACTTCTTCAGTTTGGTAATCAGTGATGCAGGTGCTCAGCTCAGCTTGGACCTTATCGGAAGTAATCTCCAAATAGAATACGTAGAAAAGTCGGGCAAGAATCTTGTCTTGCACACCACGCAGCTTGAAGAGCTCGTCAAACAGCGCTTTGGAGATGACCGACGGGACTCCACACATGATACGAACTTTGTCGTAAGTGGGAATCTTGTCATATGGTCCAATTAGTGATGAGGATAGTGCCATGTTATTTATCCTAGAAGAGAATGATCGAGGTAGGTTCGATCCGGTAGGCGATGTTCATTAGCCCAGCAACTTCAGAGATAACGAAGTCATGCCAGGACTTTGGAATCTCAATGGGGTTGGTGAGCACTCCTTGGTCGAGAAGTGTAATGAGCATGCGGACTTGCTCACTGTTGACAGGGTTGGCTTTGAGTGCACCGTGCACACCTTCACCAATCCCGTCAACAATCTGAACCTCCGCGTTACGTTCTACATTCCCGCCAATAACGCAGCAGTCGCGCTCAATCCAGACCTTAAGCGGTCGTTCTTCAATGAGGGCAAAAATGCCGTCCGAAGTAGGCCATTGGTTTCGCCGATAAGACGCAACTGCGTCAGCACACCGGGCGGCGTCTGTGGATGTGAGCCTGTTGGGAGATTTAAACCGAACAGACTCGGGGTATTTGTTGAGGGCAGTGGCAATGATTTTTTCATAGCGTCTAAAACAACGTTCGGTTTGATAAAAGGCCATTGAAGTAAGCAGAGAGAGTTAATCAACGGGTTGGTAAGCGGCGTCGTAGCGACGAGAAAGTTCTTCGTGAAGTTCACGGGCTTCATCAGCGCGGTCTTCTTCACGAGCACGAAGAGATTCGTTTTCTTCGAGAAGCTCGTGACAGTTGGGGCAGTTGGGATCTGTGCCTTGGCAGCGTGAGCAGGAGGTTAGGCGGAAAGGGATCATTGTTGAGTTTCTCCTGGCTGAGGTGTAAGTAGATGAAACGGTAGATAAGTCAGATGGTGTAAATAAACCGCAGTTTGTGCTTCGACTTCATCGTAGGACATTGACCACTTCTGCCCACGTAGCTCATAGAGCTTCTCTCGGGCCTCGCTTTCAGACTCAGCTTCGACTGTAGTGTAATAATGTCCGAGGGATGTGTGGTTGGCGTCGTAATGGCCAGAGCCAAATGTGAAGTAGAATTTAGGCATACTCGTTAAGCTAGTTAATCGTGAGAACTGGAAAGCTGTCCGGTTACTAATCCGGTATTCGCTCGCGGGAGGTAGTGGTTATCGTGTGATCCAACTTGTGCTCAAGCTGTTCTGTTTCAAGGTGTAAAACCAACCACATTTCCAACCACCCAATCAAAGCTGGGAATCGAACCCAGAACCCATCTGACATGACGGGATGGTTGGAAATGTGGTGCGAGAAGTGACAGGCTTTGTTCGCTAACCCTGATCCTCGCTGTTTTAGCTCGAACTTTTACCACATTCCAACCTCCGGTCAGGTCACTAAGTGCCGAATCTGTCCCGTAGAGCTTCATCTCGGTAACCTCACTGCGGAGGCTGGAATGTGATCTCCCGTATTCGTCCGGGAGCACGACACGATTGAGGATCAGACGTTGACTTCGCCTTTGATCAGTAAGGTAACTGCCTCGAGCTTGACTAGGGTGGAATTGATCTTGCGGACGCTCTCTTCCCAAAGCTTGCAGCGATCATCCCGCTCAGCTTCCTGTCGCCGCAGTTCACTGCGTAATTCCTTGAGTTGAGTCAGGTTATTTTTGGCGGAGATGACTCCGGCAAGATAACCTGATTCGTAACAGGTATAACAGGGAGTTGTAGTGGCTGCTTGTTCGCGTTCGTTTTTGACTCGGACGTTGACGCGGCGACGTGCGGACTTTTTGGCGGTTTTCTTTGCAGGTTGGATAGGCTTCTTGGCCATATGTTTGTTGTATTTGGTGTTAGGAGACAGGCGATTCTTTGATTGTGATACGTTGGCCACAGAATGGACAAAAACGAAGTTTTAACATACCTCCGTGTCCGCCGTCTGATACAAAGTAACACGTGGGCGGATTGGGTACTCTTGTAAATGGAACTACATCAATAATGCTGATAAGACCTTCTGGTTTTTTTAATTCGTCAGCTAGTAAAGGACAGCAAGCAATTTTATAAGTTTTCATTTTCTGATCCAGGTGAGATGTTTTGCTGCACGGGTTGCCGCGGTGTATCTCCAGCGGTTAGGAGGAGTTCCAAAAGCTTCGTCGACAACTGCGACATTATCCCACTCTGAACCTTGAGATTTATGACATGTAATTGCGTAGGCGTAATCGAGCCAGACAACTTCTCTAGGCTTCTTCCACAGATCGAGAGTGGGGTTTTCAAAAAACTCATACCAGAAGGGCAACGGAGTGACAGTTCCGTCGTCGGCTCGGAGCTTGACGCAGAGGTCCCCGGTGTACGGATCTTCCTCAAACTCATCGCTGACGACAGTGAAGGTTTCTCCATTAAATACCCCATGAGGGTAGTCGTTCTTGAGGCAGATGAGTTTATCGTCTTTGACAGGAAGGGCAGCAAGTCCTTTTTTGAAGGTTTGGTTGTAAAGGTTTCGAGACTTGTTGGTGCCGACAATGATCTGATCGAAAGCCAGCCACTCAGCGCGTCGTAGTTCTTTCTGGGATCTGAAGACGAGTTCAGGGCTAGGTTTATGTTGTTGGGAGTATGCAAATGGATGGAGGATTGAGGTCCGAAGGCGGGTTGCGAAGTCGATGATTGCTGATCCGGATGCGGTGCGGTGGATTTCGGTTAGGACAAAGTCCGCGCTGTGCATCAGCTTGGCGTCGTCACCTACCGGCTCCAGCTGTGCAGGATCGCCGATGAATAGTGTTGGCTTGTTGAAGGAACAGATGTCTTGGTAGAGTTCAATCGAAAGCATGGAGGACTCGTCGATGATGAAGTAGTCTACGTCGATGGTGTCTCGGAGTCGGAACTCGACGGGGCGCTCGTTTACTAGTTCGTAAAGGCGGCGGTGGATTGTCGTGGCTGGAACACCTTTGATGGAGAGAACGTTAGCGGCTTTACCCGTTGGAGCCATAATGGCGACCTTGCGTCCGAAGCGTTCCAGTTCCTCAACGATTGAGTGGATGAGGGTAGTCTTACCCGTTCCGGCATAACCGCCGATCTTGCAATGTTGTTTGAGGTCACGTAGTTTGGTAACTGCGAGACCTTTTGCCTGGGCCTGTGCGGTGGTGAGGGTAACTTGCATAGCATTGTGTCTATTAACTGAGTTAACGAGTTAGCATAACTCGCAGAGTGCCGGATTGTTGATTTGATTAATGAGCTTGGAGGATGTGACGCCTTTGATGTGCATGGCCGAGGTCATTGCTTGGCGAAGTTTAAGGAATTGCTGGGTGACGATGCTTCCGCGGACGAGGGTGTAGAGATGCCAGCGGTTGCGGTGAGGGGTGAGGGTCACAGGACCCCACATGGTGTCAAGCACGATGCCGTGTTTATTGGCGAAACGACGGAAGGTTGTAACGCGTGAGATTTCCTCGGAAGTGGGTTTTTTAGATTGGACTGGTGGCTTCATGCAAGGTAGGATATGTGAAGGTTATGTTAGTTACGTCGGTGGAGATCATTTGGCCGTCGGGAAGCTCGATGAGAGCGGATGCGAATTGCAGGCCGTCTTCGTTGGTTTCAGAACAGAAAGCGTGGCAGGTGCCTGCGATGAAGGAACGACGGCAGTGGGTTTTGACAGTTGCCTGTGGAGTTGGCAAGGCCCAGACGAAGTAAACGCCGGAGCAGAGACGCTGAGGGATGGGGATCATTTTGATTAGGCGTTGGTGAGCTTTAGGGTTTCTGGGATAGAAGCAGACAGCTCCAGAATGAAGTCGTTTGCTGATTCTTCCACTGAATCAATGATAGCAGACTTGGCAAGAATTAGCACCTGCTCGGCGATGCTGTCAGGAAGCTTGAGAGTAACTGAAGCTTTTGAGGACTGCAGCGAAAGCTCTGCGACGAGCTTACCTGCGACGTCTCCCCAGGTTTTACGTTCGATGGAGAGCGACTTGAAGTTTGGAATGTTTTGAGCAGCCATAGTGAGTTATGGGGAAAAGGTTAGCCGGGCGATGCCTACTCCAACGTCTAGAAGTTCAAGCATCGCCCGGCAAGACAGGACGCCCTGTCTCACTGGATCGACCCCACACCCTACTGGAGGATGTGAGGTCTTTACCATGAATACGCTATCGAGAAAACAAACTTGAGTCTTCCGGAGTTCCGAGGCCCGGTCCTTACGGGTCTGGCCGTCGTGACACAACCGGCGGATCGGCGGAGTCTTCGCGGGTGGATTAGGCGGGCGGACTCGTGGGTGAAAAATGCGCTCGGACTTTAAAGTGACAAGCTCGATCCAGCGAAAGTTGCCGAAGCCACGTTCGCAGGGGAGTTGTATGACAAAGAAGTAGCACATTTCACCTAAAAGGCCCCACACCCGTTTGACCGGATGTGAGGCGATGCTATGACAAGCGAACCTGCGGGCGGTTATGCCAGCAGCGAGTTTTGCTTCTCGGCTTCGATGCGAGCGCGCTCGACCTTGAGACCGGCGGCGAGTGCCTCCGTAGTGATCGTGCCGTCTTCTTCGAGAACGAGTTCGAGGCCGGGGTTGCGGGCTTCGAGGTTGTTCTTGATGCGTTCGACAGTGGACTTGCCAAGCTTGACGGCTTCGAGGAGCGCTTTGGCGTCCTTGAGGTCGACTTGGTTGAAGTCTTTGGACCCGCCGCGGCTGCCGGAGACGTCATAGCCGAGCTCGTCAGCGATGCGCTGATAGAGTTCCGCTTGACCGGCTGCGTCAATGTCGAGGGCGACGAACTGGCGGTCGATCCATTTCGTGTCGATGGGCTTGTACACGGGCTCGCCCTTCTCATCCGTGCGCTCGATGTCGCGTTTCGCACCGAGTTTCACGAGTTCGACACCGGCCTTGGCGCGGATCTTGCCGAGGATGGTATGGGCGACATCGTAGTTGATGGCTTTCTCCAGAACCGCACCGGCACGTCCGTGCTGTTGGTCGAACTCCTCGATGGAGGTCGGGACGAGGATGGTGAATTGGATCTTGCCGATTTTGGTCAGTTGCTTTTGCATACTAGTATGTGTTTGTTGGTTTCAGGTGATGGGAAGTGATATAGAAATTCGCCAGTGGGCTCAGCTCTGATCTCGCCTTCCGCTGGCCCTACTTTACTACAGTCGGGCCGAAAGGCAAGGAGTCTTTTGCAAAGATGTGAGTTAGTCAAAAACTCTCCCGACGGCCAGAACGGCTGTCGCAGGCTCGGGAAGTCGGGAGAGCTGAGCATGGCTGAGTTATGGGAGTTTACCGCGGATATGCCAGTTAGAGTGACACGAATAGCCAGCGTCGTAAGCCGCACAACGGCGGTTGGCTAGGAGGATGTGTTGGGAATGTGTGAGGATACCGGCGCGGAGCAACTCTACAGCACAAAGCGGCATACGCATCTTGGCGTTCCAGTATTTTTGTAGGTAAGGTTTCATGGCAGTTTACGGGTTGGGATTGGACGGAACAGACGTTCGTAAAACTCTCTAGGCTTAATCCTACGATCAGCAACTAAATTGGCTTTTGCGCGTGTTAACACGCCGCTTTCTACCAATTCCATTCCGGTTTTGAACCGTCCGAGTTTATCCAACCATTTCGCCATTCTAGCCCGGTTACGGTCGGCTGGAGTTCGAAATCCATGCTCATCGCAAAACCAGTTATCACCCCACTTCCGCGTGGCGATATTACAGCATCTAGGCTTGCTGTCGGATAGGGAGGCAAAGTCACAAATCTTCTCTTGTATTCGTTTCATCTGTGTGGTGTTTGGGTTCAGGTTAAAGAACTGAGGAAATCTGCAACCAGCGCAGAAACCTTAGGCTCTTTCGGGGACTTGTTAACTGGCTTAGCAGACATCTTGCGGATGGGAGTGACCTTGATTTCCTGTAGGGTATTGAAGATGACTTCCGCACGACGGGTTTCTCCTTCGGTGGTGTGGTACTCGAACAGGGCGTGGTGTCCATCGGTCATGACGACTTTGCCGTTACCGAAGAGTGGATGGTTGAGGACGCAGTCAATGTGACGACGCCACGGGCCTTCGGGGCGACACAAACGGAGCCAAGCGTCGGATTTCCGGTCGCCGGTTTTCTTGGCTGGCTTGAGTTTACGGAACTGGAGGTGGCCGATTGGAGTTCCGATTTTATGTCCAAGGCGGTTGAACTCCTGCCAGCCACAGTTCCATTTCCACAATCGGCCTCCGGATGTCATGGTGTAGACGGGGAACTCTTCTAGGGTAGAGAGTTTCACAGGCTTGTTCGCACGACGTTCGGCAGTGAGAGTTGTGATCGCGTCGTGGAGGACTGTGGTGGTTTCTAGTAGGGTGCGATACATGTGGTGCATCGCATCGTAGTCCCTGCGTTCAAGGGCGTCGAGGAAACGTTCGGTGTTGCAGGAGGGTGGAACGGACGGGAAGTCCTGACCGGGTGAGTAGAATAGTGAGACTTTCATTGGAAGAAGGGACGGTAGTTTGTTTTGTTTTTGATGTACTTGAGGTATGCGATGTATTCGGGGACTTTAGCCTTTGGGATGTTCATCCTTAGTGCCGAGTAGAAGTGGCAGAGGAGTATGAATTCTCGTGGGGACTTAGAGCCTCGATTCATGTGGGAATAGTAATGCCACAGCCACTTCGCGAATTGGTCACGAGGGTGTTGGACACCGAACTGGCCGTAAAATGCAATCATGGGAGTTTGGATTTAGGGCCTGCGAAGGGTTTGAATCCGGCGGTTTGTTGTCGAGCGAAGCGGTCGGCTAGGGCTTGGACACGTTTACCATCCTTGATTGTTTGCAACAGTTTGCTCCACTGCAAGACGTGGTTGAGTGTATTTAGTGGCCCTGACAGTCTCCCAGACTTCCGTGCAGGGTTGGCGATGAACACCAGCGTGGTTTTAAAGTCCTCCGCTGTGGCTGTCATACCGGACTCCTCAAGGTCCGGAATCAGTTGATGTTCTAAATAATCCATAAACACCTCCCTATCCCAGCCAGTGCCGAAAAGGTCAAGGTGTTCACAGTCTTTGCCTGAGTATCTACACAGGCCCGGTTTTATCTCACGTATGTGGCTCATAATGTTAATGTCTTACTGGACTCGTCAGTGCTGGCACAATACCAACAGACGCCATCGCGGCGTTTCGTCCTGTTAGCCTGGGACGACAATGGCATCCTGTTCGGGAGCTGGGAGCAAACTTGCAGCAACTTGGGCATCCGTCAACCAAATCCACTCGATCTTGATGTGCAGTTGGTCCGCGAGGGAGAAGATTTCCACCTTCCCTGCGTGGGCTAGAATGCCCATGAAGTGTGTGAGCAGCGGGTGGGCCTGCAGCCAATGTTCTCCCAGCTCAGGCCGTTGGCAAGCGAGCTGGAACTGTGCGTTGAACAAGTGCCCGAACATATCCCCGTTATTGATTTGGGTTGTGGTGACATCGTCGATGGTTAGCGTTTGTTTTAGTTTCATGTGTTTGTGTGGTGGAGATTTGTTAATTAAAAAACTTGACCTTGATACTCGTCTTCATTATGATCCTTATACACACCCTTCGGCCTGTAAAACCGATCATCCGAATCTGAACATCCTCCTGTGCTAGCCGCGTAGGCTGACAGAACAATGAATAGAACTCCCAGCAAAAAGTCTGTAGCTTTCATGCGCAGAACACCTCCAAGTATTGGTTTTCTCCTACTGGTTGCACGAGCTCGAGGTTGAGTAAGTAAACCCACTCGTCGGCGGAATCCTTGCCGTATTTAACCCGCACCATTTCACGCTGGGACATGCTGCAAACTTTGCTCTTCTTCTCAGTCATCCACAAGCAAAGCCGTGGGTTGGAATGCTGCGTGAAGCAAAGCTGCCCCGCGTCGTAATCCTCTTTGAGAAACACACTCCCGTCGCTAAACTCCACCACTTGGTCTCGTTCAAGCACAGTCCCGGCACCTCCGTTATCCGGCAGCACATATCCTGCATGAAGTTTATACTGCTGATTCGACTCTTCTGGCTTCTGTAGTCTGATGTTTGGTCTAGTATCCATATTCTTCTCACTCGGTGGTCCAGTCCCGTCTTGCGAACCATTCGCGTCGTCGGCCCTGTCCCTCCCGGCACCTCTCATTATACAGCAAACTCAAGAATTTTCAAGTAAACTCTTCAACTTTCTCCCGACTGCAAATCCTTCCCACTTTCCCTTCCTCCCACTTCCATCCTCGCTCACCCTCTCCAATCCTCACCCTCTCACCCTGCTCGTCTGTTAACTCAGTTAACGAGTGAGACATGGCGATGGCTACCTGATGGTCCGCTCGGGACGGCTAGCACGAAGCGGGACGTGAGCCTGGAGGTTTGCCTGCCTGGATGGATGCAATCTCCAAAGCGGTCCTGCTAGATCGTTCCAAACCCTCCCTGCCTGCCACCACCTCCTACCCATCTTCTACCCCCCGCATGGGTAGCGTTGATTGAATGCAGGTAGGTAGTATAAAACCTGACCCCTGTCTCTGTCCTCTTGCGTCTTTATCTTATATATAACTACATATATATTTTAACACTAACATACCCCTACACGGCTGCGAAGGGGTGAGAGTCTGAGGGGGAGTATGTGGCGGAGAGATAGGTTATTTCACCACACCAGTGATAGACCCCCCCTCCAATACTACCTACCTGCACTGAATCAACCCTACGCTACCGAGGGGTAGACCTTGGGTAGGTCGTCCCGCCGCAGCTCCCGTCACTCGTTAAGCCAGTTAACAGGTGAGCACCCCCCCGCCCGATCACCCAATACAACGGACCGTCCCGCTGCCTACTTCTGTTTCGACCTTGGCGCTGTGGATACTGCCCCGCTGGCTGTCTTTCAATCCTTTGAGGACTCATGCCGAGCTAACCCGCTGCATCCTGCAGTTGGCCTATTTCCCTTCACCTCTCCCTCCTCACACTCCACCTCGTCGCTGTGTGCACACTGGCCACCGGAGAGACGACTTATTCCGTCCGTCATCGCTTTGCGCTGTGTGCGCACTTGAGGGTGAGGACATGTCTGTGCGCTGTGTGGAGTGTGGGGGGTAGGGGGGGTGACAGCGGCTTGGCGATTAATCCGCGGGGGCTGGGACGGGAGCGGAGAGAAGAGACGAAAAAACCCACCAGCATCCGGAGACACTGGTGGGTGGTTGTTGGTTAACGATAAGGCAGATAGGCTAGGCATTCAAGCCTCCTGTAGAGATGGAAGATCAAGCGATCCTGAGGGTCTTTCGATCTTTGATATCCATACATGAGCAGGAATCCAACAAACTTTGTGAAGTTGTTTTTCATTTCTTTTGAGGGATGAGGGGCGGAGAGCTTTCACCCTCCGCCCCGATTATTCCTTAGCCCTTTAGGATGGCTGCCATTTCAGCCTCCCGTTTGGCCTTGGCGGTTTCTTCATCCGTGATCCGGATCCGCATGCAAGCCGTGGCCAGCGTATCGGCATCCGTATCAGCGACCGGGAAACCCTTACCTGCGAAGTAAGCCTTCACTTGCTCGGGTTTCGCCGTCTTTTCCTTGATCAACAGCAGGAACTTCTCAGCCTCCCGCTTGTCGTCTTTGTTCGGCTTCTCTTCACCCCGGAAGGCAAAGCCTTTCACCGTAGTCACAAAGAGGTCGAAGTCAACCAGCCCCTCATCGGGCAAGGCGTTTTTCTCCCCCGCGTTTCGATACGCCGCTTTCTCGCAAGCACCTTTGAGTGCGTTGATGAGAAGTGCGTCATCGCTCATCATAGCTTCCCGGATTCTTTCGAGCGGGAAGAGGAAGCGCAAACCCTTACGAACGAAGTCGAAGGAGGTTTCCGCAGTTTCAACGGCTGATGCCGTTCCAACAATTCCAGCGGTGCCGCTGGTGGCTTTTGCTCTCATAGCAATATATTAGGGGAACAAGGCAGGTTTTTGTGGGGGTACCCTTGCCCAGGGGCCATGCGCCGGCTTACATATAACCCCCCGTCACCAAAAACACACTTTTGGTGTTTAGGTTAGAACGCTGGAGAGGATGCAGGGAAGGAGGGACGTGTGGCGGGAAGACGGGAGGATGTGGGTGGGAATTAA